GGCGGCTCGGAATTCTCCACAACGGCGGAAGCCTATGCGGGGAGCTATATCGTCTTTTCGGACGGCACCGGCGCTGGTCAGTATTTCCGTATCAAGGACCATACTACCGCCTCGAGCGACAAGATCACGTTCCAGCTTTACGACAAGCTGGTGACGGCACCGGGCAGCGATACCGACATCATCATCGTCGGCAATCCATACGGGGCGGTTCTTGCGGCGGACGGCACCAGTGCAGGGCATAACACCGATTCATTTTCAGTTGGGGTGAATCCTATAGCAATCAGCTCCGGGTATTATTTCTGGATGCAGACCAGGGGTATCTGTTCGGTGAAAGCTGATTATGACACTACCGCGACTCCACATTACGGTATGGAGTTAATCGTCAGCGATGCACATGACGGCCAGGTAGAGGCAAAGCTGGACGCACATGACGGTTATCAGACGATAGGCTATCACGTTTCGCCTACCGGCGATGATAACACTTATATCTCGGCGTTTTTGACGCTCGAGTAATTAGTAAAGAGTGGGCGGGGGCGCTTACCGGCGCCTCCGCTCTCTCTCGCAGTTTACAGGGTCTGTTTGGCGGTAGACCTATAACCAGTGCCTCGCAAACGAACAGGAGGGCTCGATGGCCCAGAAGAGCCAGCAGCATAAGCAGCAAGCCAGCGCCGCAACTACGGATGCGGCGCCCGGCGCCCAGCCGAATCCTTCCCAGGCCAAAGTTAATCCCGAAGAGCTGGGCCGTATCGTCCAGTTGTTCAAGGAGATGCCCGCCCATTTCAAGGACGAGATCCGCAAGGAACTCGGCGCCAGCGGCATCGTGCGCCAGAAGCGGCGCCACCGGACTACGAACGAGTCGGCGGCCAGCCTGGTCCATACCGCGGGCGATGTGATCCACCCGGAGGGCCATATGGCTACGGCGCCCGAGTGGGTATATGAGAAGGGCGAGCATTTCGTAGAGACCTGGGAGCGGCGCTGGGACGAAGGGCGGCCCTTCATCACCGAGGGCAACCTGGCATTTGAGTATGACGAGAACGAGTTCAGCTCGGCGGATATGGTGGGGGAGCTGGCGCCTACCGGATGACGGTAGGGCGCATTCAGCCCAATAGATCCCATGACCAATCTAAGCGCTATCAAGCTGGCGCTACGCCGCGTAGGTCTATCGCAGAATTCGTCTACGTTTGTCACGAATGGCCGCGAGTATCTCAACATGGTGGTCAAGGAGATAAGCCAGCGGGCTACGTGGGAGTGGTTGTTTAAGAACTCCACGATCACCACGGTAGCCGAGCAGAAGGCGTATAGCCTGGCCAGCGATGTCCTGGAGCCGTTGTCGTTTCGCAATAGCTCCCAGGACTACTCGATGATTATGGCCGGGCCAGAAGAGATAGACCGGCGCGACCCGGACCAGAGCGAGACCGGCGACCCGCGGATCGTAGTGATAAGCGGCACCAATAGCACTACCGGCTATTGGGAGGTCGAGCTATTTCCTACGCCCTCGGCAGCGGACAAGACGATCAAATACCGCTATTACTCGTTTGTGCCTGACTTTGCCGAGGGCAACGACAGCGACAACCTGGAGAAGTATATACCGCTATGGGTGCAGCCCGCGGTAGTCAGCGGCATCGCCGAGTATTACCTCCAGGAGAAGGGGGCGCTGGAAGACGCCGAGCTGGAGCGGCGCCGCAAGGAGGAGACCATAGGCTACGCGCTGCGCCGTAATGGCGTTGGTGATCGTCGCTATATGCTGCGGGGGTCTACGGCGTTTTCGGGCGTAAGTCCGTATAACTTCGACGTTACCGAGGGAAGTTTGAGCTAATGCCGGTAGCTGCAAAGGGGAGCTTTAGCTGATGCTGGTAGCTGCAAAGGGGAGCCTTAGCTAATGCCGGTAGCGGGTGCCTCGATACGTCATGGCCCCTGGACAAGCGGGGTTCGGTATGACCTTCCTGCGGAAGAGCAATCGACCAGTATGCTCTACGCAATGAGCAATACGAAGGTCGGGCTATCGGGCGAGGTGCGTAAGCGTTTAGGCTTCGCCAAGTATATCGCTACGGCGCTATCGTCCACTACCCTGACGGCGGTGGGATATGCTCAGTTCTCGGCCAGTTCGGGCAACGCCTTCTGCGTGGCTGGGACGGCTCTCTACGAAGATATGAGCGGCACCTGGACCGAGCGTATGCCGTCGAGCGGTGTGTCGATTACGGCGGCTACCGACAACACCTTCGAGTGGGTCAATGCCGGGGGTACCATCGTCCTGACCAATGGCGTCAATGGAGCGATCAAATGGGCGGCAAGCGGTGGCGATTGCGCGGCGCTGGATGTCGATAGCCGGTTTTCGACGGCGGACCACGTAGAGTATTTCGACGGGCGCCTCTGGTTGGCCAATACTAACGCTAATGAGGATCGGGTATGGCGCTCCGATGCGGGCGACATCGAGACCTGGGGCTCTACCAGCTTTTACGGCATAGATCACCCCATAACGGGGCTAAAGGCGTTTGCTAATGCGCTGGCGGTTCATGCCGAGGACGGCATATGGCTCTTGCAGCCTACCGGCAATTCCTCGGTGCCGTTCTCGGTGCAGCGCCAGGTGGGCAGCGGGACGATCTCGGGCCGCGCCCTGGTGACGCTACCGGACGGGTCGCAAGTCTTCCCGCGGCGCGATGGCATATACCGCTGGCACGGCGGGCCGGTGACTAAGATAAGCGGGGCGCTGGACGGCAGCCGCTATTGGGACAACATCAACGCCTCGAGGCTGCTGCAATCCTTTGCGGTGGTCTACCCGGATCAAAACGAGGTTTGGTTTCAAGTGCCGTATGGTGCGGGCCAGAGCAACATGAACCATACCATTGTCTTCGACTACAACCGGGGCATCTGGTATGGGCCATATGAGGACTACACGCGCAACTGCGGCGCCATCGTAGACGATATACCGCATTTGGGCGGCGTTGGCGATGGGCTGCTCTACAAGCACGATAGCGGCACCAACGACAACACGGCGGCTATCGTAGCGTCATTTCAGACGGGCGCTACGCCTCCGAGCGGGGGCGAGGTAGATGTAAGGTGGCAATATGCTCGCCACTATTTCGAGCTGAAGGGCGACCATTCGGTGCAAGTGGGGCAGCGCTCTACAGGTATCGTGGGGGAAACTGAGAGTATCGAGATGGGCGGGTCGTATGCCGGGCTCGATTCGTTTGTGCTGGGTATCGACATCCTGGCGGAACCGGATCTGGTGCTGTTGAGCGATACGGACCTACATGGCTACGATCCTCACACCAGTTTGCGGTATCAAAACAGCGGTGCCGATGAAGAGTTCATTTTTCGCAGGGTGCATCTTCAGTACAAACCCATTGGACGTACGCGGCAGCGATTAGCAGGGGTTGAATAATGGCATCAAGACGCGCGAATGGAAGAGCAGGATCATATGCTAAGAGCAACACGGCGCAGAAGGCGCGGCATAGGAATGGCGGGCAGGAACCATCTACGTTGCGTCCCGAGGATCTACAGGCGGCGGCTCAAGGTACTTCAGCGCCGCAGTATCCAGGCTACGTGCCTCCAGTGGCTACTCCAGCGCCTCAACCGCAATACCCTGGCTACGTGCCTCCGGTAGCTACTCCAGCGCCTCAATATCCGGGTTATGTGCCGCCAACGGGCGGCGGGACGCAGCCACCGCAACACAGTAATGGAGGGCAGGAAGCGGCTCCACCGCCGCCACCTCCTCCTCCCCAACCTCAACCGGAATATCCGGGCTATGTTCCTCCAGCGGCACCAGCAGCGCCGGTTTCTCCGTATTCGCCTACGGGCGCGATGGTGCAACCGGCCTCGCCTACGACTACTGCCCCGGCTTCTCCGTATTCGCCTACGGGCGCAATGGTACAACCAGCAGCATCGCAACCAGCAAGCCCTTATGGTGCTACGGGCGCAATGGTACAACCAGCAGCATCGCAACCAGCAAGCCCTTACGGCGCTACCGGCGCAATGGTGCAGCCTGCTACGGCGCAACCGGCAAGTCCGTATAGCGACACTGGCGCAATGGTTCAACCAGCAGCGCCTCAACCGGCGAGTCCGTACGGTGAAACTGGCGCGATGGTACAGCCAGCTACGGCGCAACCGGAATATCCGGGCTATGTGCCTCCAGTAGCACCGGCAGCCCCGGTTTCGCCATATTCGCCTACGGGCGCTATGGAGCAACCGGCTCCGCCTACGGCCACTACTCAGCCAGAATATCCAGGCTATGTGCCACCGGTAGCTCCTGCCGTAGATACGGCGGCAGCAGACTATGCGGCTTTGACTTCGGGGGCGAGTCCCGCCGTAGATAAAGCAGCAGACTATGCGGCCTTAACTTCGGGGGCTCCTCCTACCGCCGCCTTAACGGCAGCCGATATTATCGAGGCACAGCGGCAGACGGGCGGCACTGATACAGCTCTTGCAGACTATCAAGCCCTGACCGCAGGGGGGGCGCAGGAGCCCGCGGATACAGCTCTCGCAGACTATCAGCGGTTGACCGCGGGTGATGTTATGGCGCAGCAGAGGGCGGGGGGCGCCAGGGGCGATACCGCTCTCGAGGACTACCAGCGCTTGACCGCGGGAGACCTCATGGCGCAGCAAAGGGCGGGTGGCGGCACGACGGACACTGCTCTTGAGGATTATCAGCGTATTACATCCGGTGGTCGCACTGCCCCAACGCAAGCTGATTTGGCGGGAGCAATACAGGGGTTAAAAGGATACCAACAGCTAACCGCTCCACCCCCTCGGGTAGATACTGCCCTTACAGAGTATCAGCGTCTAACGGCGCCACCCCCTCGGGAAGATGCAGCCTTAGAAGAGTATCAACGGCTAACGGCGCCCCCTCCTCGGGAAGATACCGCTCTTACGGAGTACCAACGGCTAACCGCTCCACCTCCTCGGCCAGACGCAGCCTTAGAAGAGTATCAGCGTCTAACGGCGCCACCTCCTCGGCCAGACGCAGCCTTAGAAGAGTATCAACGGCTAACTGCACCACCTCCTCGGGTAGATACGGCTCTTGCGGCGGATGACCGCTCTGCGCCTCGAGCAATAGGCGATTTAGAGCAGGAGCTACAGCAACAGGCTATAGCCCGCCTGACCGGCACCGATCCAGCGGGGGCGCTACTGCGGTCTCAATACGAGGAGCAAGCTGCGGACGTAGAGCGCCAGACTATCGAGGATCTCCAGCGCTACGGCGTCCTCCGCGGTGGTGGCGATACCGCCGAGGTTTTGGGGCGCCTACGTGGCGAACTGCAACAGGGTCGCTTGGGCGTCGAGGCCGAGCTGGACCGGCGCCGTCAGGCGGCTATGCAGGACGCGCTGAACCTACGCCAGCTACAGGCCGGGCAGGAAGAGGGCGCCGCGGAGCGGGCGCTACGGGGCGATATGGCGGTGGGTCGTATAGGTGGCGCCGAAACGCTGGCTCGGGAGCAGTTAGCACAACAGGGCCAGCAGTTCCGGGCGGGCCAGGATCTGGCGCGGGAGCAGATGACGGGCCAGGTATCACTGGCGGGCCGTCCTGGTATAACGCAATCGCTGGCGGCGCAGGAGCTGGCGCAGCGGGGTTCGTTGGCAGATCGAGAGTTGGCGCAGCGGGGCTCGTTGGCAGATCGAGAGCTGGCGCAACGTGGCGAGCTGGCACAAGCGGAATTAGGACAGCGTGGCGAACTGGCGCGGGCGGAATTAGGACAGCAAGCCCGTCAGTTCGGTCAGTCGCAGCAGTTAGCGCGAGAACAGGCTACGGGCAGGATAGGGCTGGAGGGGCCGAGCAGGGCGCCGGTGCAAAGTTTAGCGGCGCAGCAGTTGGAGTCGGACATCGCGGCAAGAGCGGCGGGCCTTACCGGCTATTTGCCGGGGCAGGGCGGACCAATAGCTACGATGGCGCGGGAGGCCCAGGAGGCGGCGATAGCCAGTCAGCAGGAGCGAGACCGCCTGGCTGGCCGCCAGGTGGGGTTGGGCGAAGCCGAGGTCTTTGGCTTTGAGCCTGGCCGAGAAGGGCGCTCAACGATGGCGCAAAGAGCGTTAACGCAGGATATCAGCAGCCAGCAGCTACGGGATCAGTTGGCCCAGCAGCAGATGGGGTTGAGCGAGGCCGAGGTCTTTGGCTTCGAGCCGGGCCGAGAGGGCCGGTCTACAATGGCCCAGCGAGCCCTGGCGCAGGACATCGCCCAGAGTGAGGCGGGCATCGAGAGCCAGGCGCTGCGGGACCAGTTGGCGCAGCAGCAGATGGGGCTGGCCGAGGCCGAGGTATTCGGCTTTGAGCCGGGCCGAGAGGGGCGCACTACGATGGCCCAGCGAGCCCTGGCCGAAGATATTGCGGCTCGCCAGGCACAACAGGCATTGGCGAGAGAAGAGATTTACGGCGGCGTGGAGGGTGGTCCTCAGACGCTGCGCCAGCAAGCGCTGGCCGAAGATATTGCGGCTCGTACGGCGCAGCAAGCACTGGCGAGAGAAGAGATTTACGGTGGCGTGGAAGGTGGTCCTCAGACGCTGCGGCAACAGGCGTTGGCTGAAGACATCGCCGCTCGTACACAACAGCAAAAACTGGCCGAAGCCGAGATTTACGGCGGCGGTGAAGGGGCAAGGCAGACGCTACAGCAGCAGTTGGTCCAGAGCCAGTTGGCGGGCCAGCCGATGGATCGGGCGATGATGCTTACCTCTCAGGCGCTCGCGGCCCGCGAGGCAGGGATGGATACGCTGGCGGATTCGCTTATAGATATGGCCAAAAACATTACTACAGGCGGCAACGGCAACGGCAACGGTAACGGCAACGGTAACGGCAACGGCAATGGCAACGGTAACGGCAACGGTAACAACAACCCGGTTTCTCCGTATTCGCCTACGGGGGCGATGGTGCAGCCAGATTCGCCTACTAATAACAACAATACCAATGACCCGCTTGAAAACTTTTGGAGTGCTTGGGGTACGGACGAGTTACTCAAGTCAGGGACTAAATTCACGATTGTGGACGGGGAAGCCATAAATAATGCGGCTATACCCCCGGAGATAGCGCGAGAGTTGGGTGCGGGGGCTTATGGCATAGATAGGAATGGGAACATTGTGAATATGGCGGGAGGACAATCTTATTCCAGAGAAAAGTTGCGAGAATTAGTACGAAAACGGCGAGAAGGGGAGGGATAGATCATGGCGCCGCCTCTAATGACCATAGCCAGCGTAGGGCTGCCGTTGTTGCAAAAGCTCGGCGAGAGCCGCGATGTGCGCCGCTACAAGCAGCAGCTCGAGCAACAGCAGAAGACGGCCAACCTTATCAATGCGTTGAGCCGGGGCCGTATTCAGATACAGCCCACGGCGGAATACAAGCCCTCGGCGTTCACGCAGTTAGCCGGGGCCGCCTCGACGGGCTTGGGCGCTTACAACACGTTCCGAGACCTCACGGCCAAGCGGGCGGCGCAGGGCGTAGCCCAGCAGCTCTCGGAAGCCGAATTGGCCAAGCTACAGCGCGAGGCCAGCAAAGAGCGAGGCATAGCGGATTACGCGCAGGGTATTGGGCGCCAGGTGGAAGAAGCCGAGCGCTTGGCACCAGGTGGCGCGGGGCCGAGCCTTGGGCAGTTTCCCACTTTCGGCGGGGAAGCCCAGCCAGGCGGGGCTATTCCAGCGCCGTCGATACTGGAGCAGATGGGGCGCCTCGATCCGTTCCGGGTCATGGGCCAGCAGCAAGCGGCGCGGACGGCAAGCCAGCAAGCGGCGGAGGATCGAGCGGCGGAGTTCGAGCGGGAAACGCGGAGAATGACGGCGGAGGCGCAGCGGACCAGGGCGCAAGCGGCGGGGCTGGAGGCAATAATGACTAAGCCCATGACCACGCAGGAAAAGAATTATTACATCAAAGCGGCGCAGGATTTGGGCTCGTTGTCGCCGAATATAACAACGCTACAGGATTTCAAGAACCACCCCTCGCTTGCCAGCATTACCGACAAGAGCCTATTAAACCAGATGTATAGCTCTTACAAGATCGGCGCTCGAGATCGCAAAGCTGCGTTGGGTAAGGCTGCAAATGAGCGTATTGAAGACTTCTCTAAAGCCGTAAGGACACAGCAAGCGGTTAAGGATCGCTTTGATATACGGCGTTCCCTTACGGAAATCGTAGACGGCATTTTGATCGGCGGCGGCTTTAGTGACATAGGGGTATTGAAGGCGTTGGCGAAGTTGCAAGATCCGGGGTCGGTGGTGCGCCAAGAGGAATTTACAACGCTAAAACAGGGTATAGCCCTTTTTGATCGAGCTGGCATCAAGGTAGACAACTTTTTTACTGGCAATCAGCTCAATGCTGATGGACGTAGGCAAGTATTGGAATTGGGTTATGCGTCGTACAACCAGCGCAAAAACGACATTGACGCGGTGGTAGACAACCTGGTGAGGGACTACAGCCAGCGCCCCGGCATGGTCGAGGGGTTGGATGACGCGATGTGGGCGAACGCAGGGCTACCGTATCGCTTGGCGGATACGGCGGACCTGGTTACGGAGCAAAAGATGAAAAGGCTACAGACTCGCGTAGGCGGCGTTTTTCGCACGGATTTGAACGACATCAATCAGTGGTTGACGCCGCCACCGGCAGAGGTAGATCGCCAAGCGGCAGAATACGATGCAGAATGGCAAAGGTTACAAAGAGAAAAAACTGGACGGTAAGCTATGGCGCCACGATACACGAATAAAGAGCGATCAATTATAGAGGGCGCATTAGGGTTAGGTTTTCCTGCTGGGTCTGGGGTACCTGCCAGCGTACGAGCTAAAGTAGGTTTTGCTCGGACGCCCGAGGGCGGCATGAACATCTTGGCAGCCGAGGGATACGTGCCTGTAGACCTATCGCTATATGGCCACGGCGAGGGGGCGCTGGGCGTATACCAAGGGGGGCGGGTGTATCGCGTCGATCCCGAAGGTTTTGAATGGGGAGATTTTTTAGACGTTGGGGGCGATGTGGCTCCAGCGGTGTTGTCCACCTTGGGCGGCATCAAGGGCGCGGCTTTGGGAGCGCCTACGGTAGTCGGCGCTGTTCCAGGAGGCATCGCGGGCGCTGCTGCCGGTGGCATGGCGGGCGAAGGTATAAGCCAGGGGCTTGCGGCACTGTTCGGTGCCGAGGAGGGGGTCCAGCCCGAGCGGTTTGCGCTCGAGGCGGCGATGGCGCCGGTGGGTGAGGTCGGGGGGCGGGTAGTTACGGCGGGCGTAAAGAAAGCGCTGGCGCCGTTTGCGGAGGCCAAGACCAGGCGCGTATCGAAGGTTGCCGAGCGAGCGGGGGCATTAGATGAGCCTTATGGGACGGCGGTAGAGCAGCGGTTGCCAGCGTCGGCTCAGTTGGAGTCGCGCACGGCGGGCGCTATCGAGCAGCGGGTGCGCGAGACCCCAGGCACGGTGGACCCTTACATCGAAGCCCAGCAGCGGCCTTACCAGGCGGAGGTGGAGAACCTCCTATCGCGTATCGGCAAGCGGCGCTTTGGCGAGCCGGTGACCAGCAAGCAGGATGTTGGCGAGGCGTTGAGCGGCGCAGCCGAGGCCACCACGGCGCAGCGCCAGGAGGTGGTAGGCCAGATGTATGACCGGGTGCGCGAGCTGGTGGCGCCCAATACGCCGGTCATACCGGAGGAGTCGCTACGGGTAGTCGAACAGATACAAAACATCGTAGGCCGTAGCCCATCGCAGCTCAATGCGCCCGCTCGAGAGATGGTGGGGCGGCTGGCGGACGATGTGGGTAACATCAAAACATTCGAGGAATTGGACGCGTTTAGGCAAGCCCTGGGCGCCCAGCTCAAGACATCTGAAGGGCGCAAGATATTCCAGGTGCGGGGCATGGATACCCATATCAATCGCCTGTATGGAGCGCTACGTAACGACATAGACCAGTTCTACGCGGGCGGCGCTCGAGCTACGGAGGAGGCTACTGAAGCCTTTACGACGAGGGCTGCTGCGGAGGCGGAGGAAGCGGCTGTAGCGGCGGCGACGAAAGAAGAGACTATATCCGTATCGAAGGCTATACAGCGGTTAGGGGGCATGGATGTGAGTGGCTTGTCGCCCTCGGAGATACCGGGCCGCGTAGGTCGCCGATTGCGGTCATTACAGACGCAAGCTAAAAACCAGGGGCGCCCGATTAAGGGGGCAGACGCAATGGCCTCTCAGTTGTCGGATGAATTCCCGGAGTTGGGCATCGAGACCTTGAACGATCTGCGCGAGGTGCTACGGCGCGAAGATCGGTTTTTTGAAGGGGTGCCGGTTATCACCGAGGAATCGGTAGAGCGGACGTTTTTTGCGCGGCCTGTTACGGGGCAGGAAACGCTGGGCTTCGATGTTCCAGCGCTCGAGAAGAGCATCGAAGAGGCGGCCTCTATGGACGATCTCAAGCAAGCGTTTGGCTTTATCGAGTCATCGTTCAAGGGGGGCGAGATTAGCCAGTTCCAGCGAGATAGGCTGCGAAACATGGCTAACAATATGGCGGGGGCGCTGGGTGATCCGCGGGCTCGAGCCCAGGCGGGCGAGCTGGCGGAAGAGTTTGGCCAGTTCGAGCAGCGAGCGGCTGGCCTTGGGGAGGAGGTAGCCGAGACCGGCGCCACGGCGCGGACGGGCTATAAAGAGCTGGCTGAGTTAGACGCGAAGAAGGCGCTGCAAGTGTTCAACAATGAAGATAAGGCGGCGTCGATAGTCGATAAGATGGCCAACATGGAAGCCGCCGAGATACGGACCATCAAGCAGAAGATTGGCGCCCTGCCGGTGGAGTCCATGCAGCAGATGCAGCAAGGGACACTGCCCGAAGGGGAGCAAGCCTGGCGCCTGGCGCAGCGGGCCATCTTTGACCGTATCGCGGGCAAGGGAACTATAGATCGCACGGAGCGCATGACTAACGACATGGTGGTGCGTAGCGGCGAGCGTATGCTGACGATGCTGGATAAGTATAAAGAGGGGGCGCTGGAGGAGATGCTGGGCAAGGACGCCGTGCGAGAGCTATACGAATTCGCGGAGCTTATTTCTGACGCCAACCTGGCGGCGCGGTTCAATGCAAATTTTAGCCGTACGTCAGGGGCCACCTGGCTATATGATATGCTGGCCGGTTTGCGTAACGGTTTTGGCCGGGGGCTGCTATACGCGGCATCGAAGATAGGGATGGCCAATATGATGCTGAAAGCGGTGACTACGCCGGGCGGTAAACGGTGGTTGACCGAGGGAGTGGCTGAGGGGCCATTGCCGGGTGGGCTGTTGACCAAGCTGGGGGTCGCCGCTGCGCGGGGGCTGGCTACGCCCGCGGCGGGGCGGATGGCCTCGCAGGTCGGGGTCCGCCAGGTAGGTGGTCCATTCTTACAAAGCACGTTCCCGCGGACATTCGAGGCGCAGCAGGAATCTACAAGAAGGTAGGGTAATTATATGAGTACCATATCGGCGGTAAAATCGTGGGCCAGTAACGAAGTTCTCACGGCCTCGGATCTGAATGCGGAGTTTTCCAACCTCATCTCCGCCGTCAACAACCTCAACAGCGACAACCTGGACCTTACGGCCAACTACACCTTTACCGGCAACCTCCAGGGGGCCAACGTCACGGCGGCCACGGCGCTCCTACCAGACGCCTCGGGTGGTGCTGACATTGGCTCTACCTCGCTCGAATTCGGCGATGTATTTCTGGCGGACGGTAAGGCTATCAAGTTTGGCTCGGACCAGGATATTACGGTCACGCACGTAGCCGATACCGGCCTGACGATGGCGGGCGCCCATGCTAACGGCACCAACCTCCAGCTCAACAACACAGCTACGGACGGCGATGCGGTCATACAGTTCGCCCTCTCCGGGACGGTGGCTTACTCGCTGGGCGTCGAGGACGGCGACAGCGACAAGTTCGTTATCAACTACGGCACAGGCGCCCTCGGCGCTCAACCGGCCCTCGAGATCGACAGCAGCGGCAACACCAGCCTCGCCGGGACATTAGGCACCTCGGGCGCGGCTACGCTGGCCAGCCTGGTCTGCACGGCGGGCGCGACCTTTGGCGGCGGCACCGGCTCGAGTGGCGCCACGATCACTACGGCGGGCGCTGGGACATTCGATGGCATCCTCAAGACCGAGGACACTACGGAAGCGACCTCAACCACAGACGGCTCCCTACAGACCGATGGCGGCCTCTCGGTGGCCAAGGATGCGATAATCGGGGATGACTTGAAGCTGTTGAGCGACTCCGCGGTGTTGTCGCTGGGTGCCGATAGTGATGCTACTCTCACTCACGATGGTACCACCGGGGTAACGATAGCGGCCAACCCGATAACCTTTGATAGCGGCGCGGCCCTGACGCTCGACGCCCATACCGGGGTGTTTGTTTTCAAAGATGCCGGGTCCGAGGTCTTGAGGTTTACCGAAGGGAATTCGGGCGATGTAACGATCAAGCTCGCTACGGACGGCAAAGACCTGGTATTTACCGACAATGGCGATGCTACGAATCTCAAGGTTTTGGACGCAGCCGCGGGCATCAACGTGCCGGGCGAAGTCCAGACCACTAAAATCGCTTACACCGATGGCGACGATGCCATAACCATTGCAGACGGCGGTGGCGTCACTACGGCCAGCACTTTGACGATAGGCTCGGTAGCAGCCGCGGGGAGTGATGTAGATAAGTTTTTGGTCCTCGATGGTAGTGGCAATGTGGACTACCGCACAGGCGCCCAGGTGGCCAGCGACATTGGAGCGCAAACAGGGGCAACGGCAGCGGATGATATAGGGACCGGCGATGGAGCGGTTAGTATCGCTACGACAAGCGGCAACATTACGATAGACGCGCAAGCTAACGATGCTGATGTGATTATTAAAGTTGACGATAATGGGTCAGCGGTTACGGCGCTGACGCTCGATGGTAGCGACGAGGGCAACGCGATCTTTGTTAATGATGTGCAGCTTAAGAGTGACTCTGCGGTGCTTGAGTTTGGCGCGGACCTGGATACTACGCTAACGCATACGGATGGCACAGGACTGACGCTTAATAGCACGAATAAGTTGACCTTTGGCGATGCAGCGAGTTTCATCCAGCAGTCATCAGATGGCACACTGCGGATAGATGGTGAGGCGATTATTGACCTAAATGCCTCGACGCGAGTAGATGTATCAGGTGACCTAAAAGTTGGCGGTGAGGTCCAAACTACTAATATCGGCTATACCGATGGCGACAACGCGATAACGATAGCGGATGGAGGAGGTTGTACGTTTGCGCAGGATGCGACATTTGGTGATAACACTAAAGTCACCCTTGGCACGGGTGGCGACGTAGACATCTCATACGATGGCACCAATACCCTTTTTGAAAATGTTGTTGGTTCGGGCATCTTCCACTTCCAGCTTGACGATGGCAGCACGCAGTCGATGGCATTTCCTGGCGTACTGATCAACAACACCAGTGCGACGGACGACGATGTTGCTCTGAGTTTGCAATCTGGTACCGCAGGGAAGGCTTGGATATTTTTTGGCGATAGTGCTGACGATGCTGCGGCTCAAATGTGGTATGATAATAATACGAATGACCTCGAAATAAATGCGGGAGAAGCAGCGAGTCAGATAATTTTTAAGACCGCCAGTGTCGAGGCTATGCGGATCGACAACAGTTCCAGGGTCGGCATAGGCAACTCCGCTATATCCTCCTACACGGGCGATACCTCAACGCTGGCTGTTGGCGACACGGGTGATGCGGGGGCATCAATAAGAATCGCTGGGTCTACATCCGCTACACAGCGATATGCGTTTACCGATACCGCAGATACGACTGATCAGGCTTACGTCAGTTACAACCACGGTACAGGGGCAATGGCTTTGAGTTCCGAGGGGCTGGTAGGAATCAACGAAGCAAGTAACGCCAACATGACGCAGGGATTGACAATACAGCAAGGTACCAACGACAACGAGGTTCTTGCCTTGAAGTCCTCCACCGATGTCGCGCATGGCATGACTGACATAGCAGAAACAGACACCTATGGCGCTTTTGACAAGCAAACTTCAACCGTAGGTACACTTCACGTTAAAGGGTTTACTGAGGGCGTTACGGGCATGGCACTTTCCGCGTATCAAACCTCAGAAAACAGTGAGCGCGACTCTAACTGCCCCGGCGCTATCGAACTAAAAGCGTGGCTCAAGTCTGGTACTGGAGTTACCCAGCCTTCTGCTGATAAAAACTTAGTAGTCATCGAATCGGGTAATGCTACACGATTTATTTTTGATTCGGATGGCAGCGCACACGCTGAAGTCGAATGGACCACGTTCGATACACACGACGATATTGCGATGCTACACGACATCGAAGCGACCTTAGTACCAGACACGTTTGGCAAAGCGATGAAATACGATCAAGAGTATTTGACGAAGATCGGCATCCTCGGTAAAAACTCGCTGCACGAAGAAATACCCGGGCGCACTCGCGGCATGATAAATACTACTAAGTTGCAAATGCTGCATCACGGTGCGATACGACAGGTACATCAGCAGTTGCAAGATGTCAAAGCGTTTTACGAAGATAAAATCGCCGCATTAGAATCGCGGCTATTACGGCTGGAGGCTTAATCATGGCGGTACAAGGTACAATTGAGACAATGGGCGGCTTAACTGCCACCAACGCATACCTGCGGATTTCGGATCTGTCGGTGAAGAAGATTGTCGGCGGCGAAAACAACAACAAATGGCAACTGACATACGGCGTATACTGCTACATCAACGCCAATGCGCGAACCAGTGCGCCCCAAACGCGCCTCGTCGCGCCGAGCGTGGATCGGTTCAAGGTGGTTAGCGACACCGAGCCGAATGACCCGATGAACGTAGCGTATGCGAACCTTAAGACGCAGAACGCAGTATCTAACGCTTCTGATTTAGTGTAGTGTGGATGCCGATCTCATCATATCCGTTGTCGCTCTCGCGCTGGTCGCATTGATCGGCGCTAACACGTGGCTGTTGCTGTCGGTGCGCGACAAGATCGGCGGCGTAGATCGTCGTGTAGAGGCGCAGGGCCAGCGAGTGACGAAGCTGATCGAGTGGGTGGAAGGGCAGGTGTCGCCCAAGCGGGGCAAATAATATGCCGAGAAGGCTACCGCGTGACCCCAAAACGATTGGGTCATTTGCTGAATTACGGCAAAAGTATTCCGAGCTATACGATGCCTACGACGAGAAGGCGAGGCAACTTTCCGCAACCTCTTCTACGCTTAAGTCGCGGACACACGAAGTACGCGGAACGAAAGCGGATTTAAAGAAGGCAAAGAGTGAGCTTGTAACCCTCACTAAAAAAGAACACGCCAAAAGCAAGGAGAAGTCCAGCGCCGCCTACGCCAGTACCGCCGCTACGACGTTGATTATCACCTACCAGGTCGTAGAGGTGTCGGGCGGCTGGGGCAAGTGGTCGCCGGTATTTGAGCATGAGGCAACCATTGGGGTGCTTCAGGTGATGATCGGTAGTTTGTTGGCATGGGCAATGCGGCCCCTGAATTAGGAAACTCAATGGAACCAACGACAGATCCTATCACGTATCTAATGACCGGCGGCGGCGTAGGCGGTGGCGCCGTGGGCGGGTATATACTGAGCCGGGTGCTGGGAAACAACAACAACAACGGCAAGCATCCCAACCCGGACCTGGTGGCCATCGCCAACAAGCTCGACCAGACAAACGAACTACTCAACGAACTACTGCGCTCTCAAGCCAGGCTCGAGGGCGCCCTATCCAAATAGGGGATATCCCAATGGAAGACCAGATCCAAGCCCGCATCGTTGAACTGATCGCCCAGCGCGACCAGATCCTCGGTCAGATCCAGCAGCTCAACACCAAGCGCCAGGAACTCGAGGTGGCCTATCAGCAGACGGCGGGGGCCATCGCCGGGCTGTATGAGTTCGCGCCGCAGGAGGAAGTAGAAGCACCCGAGGTGGCCGAGAATGGCCAGGCGCCCGAGTTGGAACTGGCGGAGGCGTAGGGAAGATCGATTTCACTGGCGGAGGCGTAAGGAACAAAACCTATACTATTATATATAGGAGGATGCTATGATTGGAAATATCAAAGGTATTATCGATAAGGTCGCCAGCCGCAAGCTGGGTGTGACCGCCGTAGCTGGGGCCGCCGCGGCCACCGGGGCGGTGGAGATCACCTGGCCTATAGCGGCTATAGCGATGGCGTATATCTTGGGCCAGGCGGCGGTAGATGCGGCGGGCTCGCTCCCAGAGTAATCCTTGCCGCTTATCTATGGTCTATACTCTTGCCGCCCATCTATAATCTATCTATAGTTTCTCTGACACTACTGGCTACATTATGAGATGTTTTGATAGATTGCGAGTGGAGCAACGGATTGGATTGCGGTATTTTGTCCTATAGAAATAGGGAAAATGTATCATAACGTGTTATCGTGTATTTTCTATGGCTAAGACGATGTACTTCTGAGACCGTTACTATGTAAGTATTTACTATATAACACACTTACATAAAATACAACCTCGGCCATCTATAAAATATCTATAAAAATCCCTCAAAACGCTCTATTTCGACGCTAAAAGTAGCTCATCCATAGCCACGGCCATCGCCGGGAGATCGTCATCGTAGAGGTGGCCGTATATCGCCAGGGTGATGGAGGGGGTTTTATGGCGGAGGTGCTTGGAGACCTCTTTAATGTTGCGGCGCTGCTTTTGAATTAACAGGGTGGCGCACGTATGGCGTAGGTCATGGGGCGTAACGTGGCCGATGCCAGCGCGGGCCGCTGCTCGAGCTATCGCTTCTTTTACGGGAGGATAGCCCCGCGCCGCACCTGGGTGGGGTGAGAATTTGCCGCTCGATGCAAATATGAGGTCGTTATCCTTCCATCCGGGGGTGCGTAGCCGCTCGGCGGCTTGCTCGGCACGGTGGCGCTCCAGCCATTCACCAACAAACCTCGATAGCGATACTTTAGCGCGGCTGGCTTCGGTCTTAGGGGTACCCAGCTCGCGGTGCCTGTTTAGATTCCGCTCCACGCTATAGGTCAGGTTCTCAAGGTCCAAATAGCGCCACTGCATCGCCAGCGTTTCGCCAACCCGTAGGCCGGTCCAGAGCATCAGCGAGAACATAAGCTGGTATATGCCCTTGCTATGGTTGACAAGTAGCTGGAATTCTTCCACCGTCAGGGCGCGTCCGCCGCGGCGATCCTCTTCAATTTCATCTAATTCTACGCCCGTTACCTCGGTTTGGCGGTAGCGGATCTTCACCTTGCCAGGGTGGCGCTTGAGGATGCCCGCATCTACGTACGGATCGTAGATGGCGCGGAAGATCCATACCATGCGCTTGACGTAATCGATAGCCAGGTCCGCCGCGAGCTTGTCGGAGACAAACTGCGTCAGGTCTTTGCTGGTGATGCTTTGGAGGGGCGTGGCGCCAAAGTAGGGCTTAAGGTGGAGGTCTACGTGGCGCTGGTAGCTCTCGAGGGTGCCTGGCTTGCTGCGGCTATAGTTCTCGAGCCATTCGTCTGCCGCGTCGGCAAATCGGGCGTTAGTGGTTTTTTCCCTTGCATCAGCCAGGGTCTCGGCCAGGAAGCGTTCGTAGCCCTTTTTTCCTCTATATATGGGATCTTCGGGTATTAGTACCCAGCGCTGCTTGCCGCCTATCGTGGGGTTTATGTAGCGGGAAACGCCACCGTCTGCCCGTGGTTTCTCCTGGTAGTTCTTCCATCCTCGCTTTTTTGGCTTGGCTGCTGCTGCGGGAATATCGTTGTGGTCCTCTCGCTCTGCACCCATGCGTCCTCTTCGATGAAGTTGCGGTGGATTCTAACGCGCCCCCCTACCCATCGCACCGGGATCTCTCCCGATCTAACCATACGATATATAGATGACTCGCTCAACTGCATGGCCTGGGCCACCTGGGCGACCTTGAGCCAAACGGGTTCTGGCATCACAAACTCCTTTCAGGTGTAGGCTTTTCGTATAAATCTTCCAAATCAATCAGATGGACGCCTCCCGGCCCGCTGGGCTGGCGCGTAGGCAGCTTGCCCCGGTCTATCCAGCGGCGGATGGTCCGTATCGATACGCCAGCGATCTCGGCGACCTGGCGGACGGTGTAGAGGCGTTTGGGTCTATTCATTGTTATAGAGGCGTTTGGGTCTATTCATTTTATTTATATCAAAAGAGGGCTGCCCGAAGGTCTCCCCAGGCCTCCGCCATTGCTGACCAAGCCAGCGGCGAGGTGACTGCATTAGTGTGGTCCCCCCGGTGGCTCTCCCCTGGTCAGCGGCTTTCCTGCTCCGCGGCATTTCCGCGCAGCGGGTAGGGCAGCCCCCTTATCCTTGTTTTTAATCCATCTCTTTAGCCAATAGCTCTGCTGGCCAATCCTCCGCCTCTTTGCCTCTCAGCATCACGTAGTCGCGGATGACATCCGGGTCTATGCCGAGATACTCGACGTAGACGTTGGTCGGATTCAGCAGAAACGCTTCTATATTGTTGCATTCGGTCTCGTAGCTCTCGGCCAGGTCCGCCTTGAGATAGGGGCTTTCGAGCTTGCGGCAGAGGCCATAGTAGTCCTTACACGCCTGGTGTATGACCGCCGCAGCCAGCCGCTTGTAGGGGTCAAAAGTGTTTGCATCTCGCCATCTTCGGATCTTCTGCATCGCTCCCTATTATCTCTATCAGCTTTATATCTACGCGGGGAGCGCGTGGGTCAGGTTCTGGGAAAAGGTGCGTCAGGGAGCGTATTACCTTGCGGCCATCGTTGGGCAGGATACCGGCGTTGACCAGGCCGTCGATAAGGTATTTGGCGCCGTGGCTGATGTTGTCTGGATCGACGCGGCGGTTTTTAGTGACCCAGGAAAATACCAGGTCTACGGGCGGCGTTACGGGGGTGAGCTGGCCCTTGGCGATCCAGGCCACCTTGTTGGTCTGTTGCTTTTTGATCTGGGCGTAGCTGGACCAATGGCGCTTGGCGCCCGCGAGGGCGGCGTTGAGGTTGGGCAGTTCGCCGGGGATGGTTATCTCCTGGTCAGCCATCAGAACAACTCTCCCTGCGGCACCGGGTCGCGCAACGTGCGCGTCCAGCGACGATAGCGCTTAACGACAATCTCCAGCGCCTCCGTATACGTCAGATGCTTGCACAACGGCACTACCCGTAGATCCATCGCGTCCCGAAACCAGTTTGTGGAGTCTACACTATTCAGCCGGGCTATGTGGGTGTAGCTGCGGAGCGCCCAACCGTGGACGTGGTAGTCCTCGGGGATCTGGTCGCAGACGCTGCGTATCCAGCGCTCTTTGCCCTCTCGCGGTGGTTGGAGTCCAATGCCGATCCATTTGTTACGCTCGGCGGCCAAGGCGATGAGGTCGGCCAAAAACTCTGGCGGGTCCGTATCGTGGATTGTCGGAAATCCACCAAACTCTTGATAATTGGCCCAGCTCTTTTTCCAATCGCCGCCTATATCGTCTATGCCAGCGTAGGCATCCGCGATATGCTCAAATTGTTGATACCAATCGCGGTA